AGCCTTACTAATTCTTCAGGTTTATATTCTTTTTTATCATTAGCAAACAGTAAGTCTAATAGATCGCCCGTTTCACTGTCAAATATAGGATACAGGTCAACATAGCGCGTGCATAGCAACTTTTTAATTACTTTCTGCCAAAACTCCATGCTATTATGTTCGCCCTTATGACTCCAATTGAGGACTTCATCTAAATCAGAGCCTGCCATACTAATCAAAGTATCAGACCCAACATCAGATTTTTTATATTTTACATGATTAAATTCTACTTTTGTTATTTCATTAGCAATTTTATTGTGAATATTAGTCACAAAGGCACTTGTATATTCTACTGCTTCATTTTGCCAAGCTGTAACTCTTTGAGTGTCATTGTTTAGTTTCCCACGTGAAAATGATACTACTTTTCCGAATAAGTTCAATTTTTCCCCTTTCTACCATAAACTAACGCCTTTCCCTCGTTTATACTCGCCTGTTTTCTTGTTATGGCAAGACTTACAAAGGAGTTGTAGGTTATCAGGGTTCAGCGCTATTTTCCAATCATCAAGGTTTTCCCAAGTTAGTTCTACAATATGGTCAACTTCGTATTTTTTAGCACCGAATGCACCACATCTTACGCAAGTCATTTTGTCACGTTGTCTTACATAATCACGAACAGCAAGCCATTCTTTTTTATTGTACCAGCCACTCTCTCGGACTGTGTCAACGTTATACTTCATCTGACACCGCCATTTCTAAAGCCATTGTCAAAGCAACAGTAGGGTCGATTTTATCTTTTTCAAGTTTTTTAGTATACATATAGTCCCCGCTTTGTCCGATTTTGACAGCAGTATTATTTAAAGCCCACTGCATGACTTTTTGATTATGGATAAGTTTATTTTCAACTAATTTAGATTTTAATAGCTTAATATAGTCATTCATTGAGAAACCTTGTCGAATCGCTCTTTGGTTATCTCCGTCTTTGTCAAAGAAATAACGCTCAATCAGTCCTTTTAAAATTTCGTAGCGTGCTGGGTCATAACCGATCTTTCTAAGTCTGCACCCTGTCTTGGTTCTAAAGTCATTAATATATGGTATTAAGTCATTTACGTTAATATATTCCGTATCAAGTAAGATTAGTTCGCCTCTGTCAACAAATTCAGTCCACAGCTCTTGCTGTTCTGTGTCTAGCTGCTCATATTGCGACCGTACAGAGAAAGTAAGTGTATGGCTGTAAGTTTTACCCTCTAACTCACAAACGAACGATACAGCGGTTAAATCGCCGATTAAGGACAGGTCAATTCCTACATAAGTTCTATTTTTATTAAATACAGATAAGTTAAATTCTGTTAGTTTAGTATCTTGTGGAGTGAAGTAGTAAGCTGTGTCCTGCATAGGCAAGCCCATATTAAACGCTAAGAACTTATTCTGTAACGCTGGGTCTCCTTGCGCAAGTTCGTACTCCTCAATAACTCCTGACCACTTAGGGACATGACCAATAAGAGGCAATGCCATAGTCCAATTCTTCTTATCTTTGACCTGCTCATGATTTTCTAGCATGTAAAGCAAGCCAAAAGACCTATCATTGTAAAATTCTTCTTCTGATTTAAAGCGTTCAACAAGTTTATCATAAAGTCCGTCGCGTTTAAGTCCCCCTGAAGTGATGTAAATACTTTGCCAGTTGTCTTGTTTTTGACGTGAACCTTTATTGACTGATTCTGTTATATCTTCGCCATAGGTATGAACTTCATCAAATATATTGAGTGAACTGTTACCACCTTGCGCCCTCAAAGTATCATTTGTTTGCTTTTTGAAAGTGGTTTTAAAAGAAGTAAATTCTAGCCCTTGTTTTGTACTTTTGAAAATCTTGTTTTCATTGTACACTCTCAATGTATCGCTTGCTTCCGTTTGATTCCGAACTTGGTCAAATACGTGTCTAGCCTGTGTATTATCATATGCAATAACTAAGCTCTCTCCACCATATTGTCCGCCTAAAATCATCCAGTTAAGCACGCGCGTAGCCATTAAACTTGACTTACCTGAACCACGGCCTAGATTAAGGAAAATTTCATTGACTAGGTTGACTTGTACACCCTTTTCGTCAATCATATCATAGCCTAACATTAACTCATACCAATATTTTTGTGTAGGGTGTAGCTTGATTTTCATCAAATTACCAGTAGTAAGGTAAAAATTATCCTCTATCCATTCAATAGCTTGCGTAACGCGGTCATAGCGATAAATATACTTGTTGTGAATACGTATTTGCTTCTGAATAGTCTTACGAATGTATTTGTTAATAATAATGCCATTTTCTTTGTTGTATTCCAACATTTTATTCAAATAATACATTCATTCCCTTTCTATTCGTTTTCAGATATTCTTTTTAAAGACATATTATAATATTCTTCATTTAATTCAAAGCCGATAAAATTTCGTTCAGTATTTAAGCATGCAATGGCTGTTATGATTTTATTTACAATAATGTTCATAAACTCTCACAATCCATTCCTTGAACTCTTGTTGTGCCATGGTGTTTTTAGCTGTATTACAATATTTGCAAGAAGTAACAACTATCTAATTAATGCTATCTAAAAGGGGTAAACTCAACCGTTCTCGATTGTCATTTATCCTCGTTAATCCTATATTGCAGTATTCCTCTTCCTTCTCCATACAAATCCAATTTCTATTAGTATTATCACACGCTACCGCAGTTGTGAAAGAACCAGCACAGTTATCTAATACCGTATCGCCTTTATTTGTATAAGTCTTGATTAGGTATTCAAATAGGTCTACTGGTTTTTGATTAGGATGAGAATAACTTCCTAATGAATTGAATTCTAATACGTCTACGGGATAATTTGTATATTTTTGTTTAGTATACTTTTGATGACTTGGCCTTTTTCCTGCCATTGTTCCAAATTTCATCAGGCTTGCTTTTGTAGTCTTGTTGACCTCGATTAAACCTTGAGGGTTATATTTCATTTTATTCTTGCTACCATTCGCAGTTTTTCCTCTAGAAAAAACAAGTATTTCTTCATATTTAGTCATAGGTCGATTGTTTGCATTAACGAAGTTCCCAGGTCGGCTTTTAATCCATATCCATTTATACCTAAAAAGATTTTCGTTACTAGATATAACTTTATGAGTGAAACTTCCACTTGCGGTCAATACGATCGCCCCATTATCCGATATAATACGCTCATATTCTTCCCACAACTTCTCAAAATCGATTATTGAGTCCCACTTACTCGCCGTCGTCCCGTATGGCAAATCGCACAAAATCATATCAATACTACCGTCAGGAATTTTCTTCATTCCTTCTAAACAGTCCTCGTTGTAAATTTTATTTAATTCAATCATTCAAACCCCTCTGGAACTTCAATTTCTGGCGTTTTATACTTACTTAGTTTATAGTCGTCAAGTTCTTCAATTTTAGCTTTAAGGTCATGAGCACTTGATTCTTCCTGTTGCAATCTCCGCCATTCAGTAGGGTTATAAAGTTCAGGGTTACCAGCCTTAGCAACCATCATTGCTACCAAGCTATCTTTATCCAGCTCTTTTTCTTTAACTTTTACTTTTTCAACGTTTCCGTTAGCGTCATAGATTGTTTCTGTTTCCTTTAGCGTTCTGACCGTCAGTTTGCTCGCTAAGGCACTTTCAGCTAGTTCTAATAGATTTCCCCTAGCAATGCTTTTAGCTTCGTCATACGCCTTTATATTGTCATCTCGCCACTTCCTAAAAGTTTTAGCCGAACAATGCAAACTGGTGTAGATTTCTCTGTCATTACAGCCTGATTCAATTTTATCAATGATTTGACTAAAAAGCGGTTCTTCATACATCTTAGGTAAAATCGTGGGCCTGCCACCGTTTTGTGTTTGCATATTGTCCTTTCTTTTAAATGTGGTTATATCGTTTAAAGCCTATATTCTCGTTTCTAAGAACAGCAATAACTTTTGCTTATAAGTTTACCAACTTGGGTAACTCTGCTCTCACAAGCCAAAATATGAGCATATAGCCCTATAATTAAGATTTAGCAAGATTTAGCTAGATTTAGCTAGATTTAGCAAGATTTAGCAAGCTAAAACTTTTCTTTTTGATTTTTTGGGGGATTCGCAGCCGGG